CATTTTAAAAAGGGAGATTATGTCTACAGATATGTATTAGTAGACAGATTTAAAAATGATGGTAAGTATCATTATGGTTTTGATGTAAAGAACGAAAGAACTACAGAAGAGATCTTTGCATTAGAAAAAGATAGACAAATTAGAAGAAAGTATATTATAAAGGATTAATATGGCATCAGTAGTAGATATTTGTAATGGAGCATTAAATCAACTTGGTGCATCAACCATATTATCACTTACAGAAGATTCAAAGAACGCAAGACTTTGCAACGCAAGATACACACAAGTTAGAGATAGTTTATTTAGATCTCATCCTTGGAATTGTTTAATTAAAAGAGTTGAACTTGCAAGAGATACAGCAACACCTTCATGGGGTTTTAGTTATCAGTTTACTTTACCTGCGGATTGCTTGAGAGTTCTTACTATTTTAAATTATGATTACGATTATAAGATTGAAGGAAGAAAAATTTTAGCAAATCATGCTACAGTAAAAATACAATATGTTGCAAGAATAGAAGATCCAAATCAATATGATGAACTATTAAGAGAAACTGTATCTGCTGCGTTAGCTGCTGACATTGCTTATGCAGTAACAAGTTCTAATCCTACTGCAACTAATATGTATAATTTATTTCAAAGTAAATTAAAGGAAGCTAGATTTACAGATGCTACTGAAGGTCAGAATACAAATCCAGATGATGGTCAGTCAGATGTGATAGGAGCTTCTTCATTTATAAACTCAAGGTACTAATCAATGGCTAGAGTTGCGGTACAATTAACCAATTTTACTGGTGGTGAATTATCACCAAGACTAGATGGTAGAAACGATCTAGCTAAATATCCTACAGGATGTAAGACATTAGAAAACATGATTATCTACCCACATGGTAGTGCTGCAAGAAGATCTGGTACACAATATGTTGCGGAAGTAAAAGATAGTTCTAAAGAAACAAGATTGATTCCTTTTGAATTTAGTACAACACAAACTTACATACTTGAGTTTGGTGATCAGTATATAAGATTTTATAAAGATGATGGTCAAATATTATCTGGTGGTTCAGCTTATGAAATATCTTCACCTTATTTAGAAGCAGAACTATTTGATATTAAATATGCACAATCTGCTGATGTAATGTATATCTGTCATCCAAGTCATCCAGTACAAAAACTATCAAGAACAGATCATACTTCCTGGACACTTTCTGAAGTTGATTTTCAAAATGGTCCATTCATGGATCATAATATTTCTACAACAACATTAGCTGCTGGTCATACATCAGTTGGTAGTTCTGGTAACTTAACTTTATCTTCCACAACAGGTGTTAACAATGATCAAGGTTGGTTATCTACAGATGTTGGTAGACTCGTACATTTTAAAGAAGGTCATTATAAAATTACTTCAATAACCTCTACAACTGTTGCTGTAGCAACTTGTATTGTTGCTCCATCTTCTGGTAATGCATCTACTGATTTTGCATTAGGTTCATTTTCAGATACTACAGGTCATCCTTCTTGTGTAACCTTCTTTGAACAACGATTAGTATTTGCTGCAACATTATCACAACCACAAACATTATTTTTTTCTAAGTCTGGTGATTATGAAAACATGGATGATAACTATCATGGAACAGTAGCAGATGATGATGCTATCATTTATACAATCGCATCTAACCAAGTAAACGCAATTAGATTTATGACAGCTACAAGAACTTTAATTATTGGTACTGCAGGTGGTGAGTTTGCAGTTAGTGGTGGTGGAACTGATATTGCAATTACACCTACAAATATATTAATTAAAAAACAATCTAACAATGGTGCTGCAAACGTAGATGCATTAGCTGTTGGTAATGCTACTTTGTTTTTACAAAGAGCTAAAAGAAAACTAAGAGAACTAGCTTATAACTTTGATGTTGATGGTTACATTGCTCCAGACTTAACAATCCTTGCCGAACATATTTCAGAAGGTGGATTTAAACAACTATCATATCAACAAGAACCTAATCAAATTATTTGGTGTGTAAGAAATGATGGTCAGTTAGTTGGATTAACTTATCAAAGAGAACAACAAGTTGTTGCTTGGCATAGACATATATTTGGTGGATCATTTGGAAGTGGTAATGCAGTTTGCGAAAGTGCTGCAACAATTCCTACAGATGATTCTGAATATCAAACATGGGTAATTGTAAAAAGAACAATCGATGGAGTCAAACTGTATCTATTTTAGCAGATGGTGCAACGCATCCAGATAGAACTGTATCAAGTGGTGAGATCACATTAAGTAGATCTGCAAGTAAAGTTAAAGTTGGTTTACCATTTACATCTTTATTACAAACAATGAGAATAGATGCTGGTTCACAGAATGGTACATCACAATCTAAGACTAAAAGAATATATGAAATAACAATTAGATTATATGAATCTATTGGTGTTGAGGTTGGTCCAGACTTAAATAATATGGAACGAATACCATTTAGATCGTCAGCTGATGAAATGGATGAAGGGATAAATGTATTTACAGGAGATAAAGAAGTAGAGTTCAGAGGTAATTATGAAACTGATGGCTTTATTATAATAAGACAAGAACAACCTTTGCCTTTAACTATACTATCTTTATATCCTAAATTACAAACTAATGATGGATAGCATATTAAATATTGTTAAGTATAAAGGAGAGCATGGTCAATACATTATGAAACAAAAAATGAATCATGTATTAATGGATAAAGATATGGAATTTAATGGAGATCCAATGAACTTAGAACAAGATAACTTAGCATTTACTGGTATGATTGATGGTGAACCTATCTTTGCAGCAGGTATGAAAGTTATTTGGAGTGGTGTTGCAGAGGGTTGGGTGATTGCAACAAACAAAGTATTACAACATCCTTTGCTAGTCGCTAAAGCTATTAAGAAAGATTTTGCTCGTATTGCAAAAGAAAATAATATCAATAGAGTTCAAACTGCTGTAAGAGCTGACTATACAACTGGTTTAAAATTTGCTAAATGGTTAGGTTTACAGGAAGAAGGTTTAATGAGAAAATTTGGTTTCGATGGTTCTGATCAATATATGTATGCGAGGTTATTCTAATGGGGTGGACTACAGCAATAGTGGCAGCTACATCAGTAGCCGCAGCAAGACAAGCATCAGCAACAGGTAAATACAATCAAGCTATACAAAATAGAAATGCTCAAGTTGCAGAACAAGAAGCTCAAGCAATACAACAAAGAACAGAATTAGATTTAGCTAGATTTGATCAACAGTTTGCACAATTACAATCAGAAACAAAAGTATCTACTTTAAAATCTGGTGTAGAATTATCTGGTACTGCGTTAAAAATATTAAGATCGAATGCTGAACAAGCAGAAGTAGAAAAAGATATTATTGAATACAATTCAAAAATAGGTCAAGCAAGAGCATTTGAACAAGCTAACTTTGCAAGAATGCAGGGTTCACTTGCTAGACAACAAGGTAGAGCAGCAGCTATAGGATATTATGGTCAAGCTGCTAGTGCTTTAGCACCTTATGGTAAATCTTTATTAAGTAGTCAAACACAAACAACAACAGATTTAACAGCAACTGAAGGATCATTTTAATGCCAAAAATTCCTACATTTCAAGCTAGAGGTCAAATAACAACTGAAGCACCTAGTGTTAGAACAGGATTACAAGTTTCACCTACCGCTACAACTGCTGCTGCATTAGTAAAACCTGTTGCTCAAATTGCAGAATATTATGAAAGAGAAAGAATGATTGCTGAAAAAGCAGATGCAGAAAAAAAATATTTAGAATTATCTACTGAACTTGATGAAATTGAAACTAATGCTGGAAAATTATTTAATCCAACAGAAGCACAAAAAACATTTGGTACACAAGCTAATTTTTTAATTAAACAAAAATTAGATCAAACAAAAAATAAAAGAGTTAAAAAAATGATGTCTGATTTATTTGATCAAGATATTATTGTTAGAAATAATAATGTAAAAAAACTTGCAAGAGCAGAGTTAGATAAACAGGAAGAATATAATTATGATACTAAGTATCAAATAAATTTAAGTAAATATAAACTAGCAACCAATCAAACTGAAAAAGATTTTTATGAAAATCAAATGTTTTTAAATCAAGAAAGTAGATCTTTATATTTTAAAGATAGTGATTCTACAAAAAATATTGCAATCGATTCTATTAAAAAAGATTTATTGGTATCTGATGTAGAACAATTAATTGAAAATAATCAATTTGAATCTGCTAAAAATATTTTAGAAGATGTGGATAATACTCCTTTTTTAGATACTGATAAAAGAGAAACTTTATTAAATACAATTAATGATGAATATAAAGTAATATTAGCTAACACTAATATTGATAATTTAATTTTAAATAATTCTGCTAGTATTGCTGTAGCTGCTGGATTAAAAAATGTAGATGGTTCTGATATTACAAAAAAAAATATAGAATCTGGAATGAATAGAATGGCTTCTGCCGTAAATGAAAAAGGTGAAAAAAAATATACAACACCTCAAGTAATTGAAAAATCAATTATTAATAATTTTAATGTACCTATTTATAAAGATGTTATGGTTGCTGGTTCAGCAAACATATCAGATGTTGGAGATCCAAATTTAACTCAACAAGGTTTACAGCTTTATAGAATATTTAAAAATCAAAATGGTTTAACAACTTTAAGATCAACATATAAATTAGATAAAGAAACATTAGAAACTTATGCAGGATTAGATTTTTCTATGAATACTTTAAAAGAAACTTTTGACTCTGCATTTAAAAGACAATTACAAATAAAAAATAAACCAGAAGATTTTAGATTAAGAACTGTATCAGATAAAAAAGTTGATTCTGAATTTAATGATATAGATATGCCAGGATTTTTTGATGCAAGTGATATTGAAAATATACAAACAACAAAATATTTATTATCTAGTATTGCTAATCTTTATTATAAAGCTGGTGGATCAGAAGAAGATGCAATAGAAGGTGCAAGAAAATTTATTGAAGAAAATTATAGATCAGATTTATTTAATCAAATTGTTCCTAAAAATAATTTTTCAAGAGAAGATGATGAGCATGATGCTGCTATAAAATTATATATTAAAAAAATATATGATGAAGGATTAGTTAATAAAGAAAAACATGAAATAGATGATATATATCCACAATATTTTTCTTATGGAGATTTAAGTAATCAACAAGGTTTTGTATTAACTAATAAAAAAACAGGAGAACCTTTAACTATAGACGCAACTCCACCTAGTGGAGACTTTGATGAGAGAATATATAATAGTTCAAGATTAACTCAAAAAGATATTGAAAGTAAAATTTATCCATTAATTCAAAATAAAAAATATATAGATTATGTTGGGACTTGGAATTTATTAAGAGAAAAAAGCAGAAGAATTTACAACTTAAAACAACCAGTTGTTAAATCTGGTTTTGGTGATCCAATAGAATAATATGTCAAGAGAAAATTTAAACCCTACTAATGAAGTTAATCCATTAGAAGAAAAATCAAGTGAAATAAAATTTACAACTGATGAAATGGGTTTATCTACACCAGGTAAAGTTATACCTACTGATGTTGATTACTTTGCTAGACAAAAAGTTTTAGAAGATAAACCAAAATATAAATGGTCTGAAGCATTAGCTAAATCATTTACAATAGATAATTTATTTGTTTCTGGAATAAATAAATTTATGCAGGATGATGGTCCAAAAATAGATTTTGATTTTGAACCATCAAGAGAAATGTTTAATATCATAGATCAATATCCAGATTATATGCAAGATGCTTTTTATGAAGCAAGAAGTGAAGAACATTTTTATAGTATTCAAAAACAAGTAGAAGAAAGATTGCAAATAGAAAATGAAATATCTAAACTAGGTTGGAAAGGATTTGGTGCAAGAGCTATATCAGCTGTTGCCGATCCTTCTGCTTGGCTTCTTTCTGCTGCAACAATTCCATTTGGTGGATTTGGTGCATACTCAACAATACCAACTAAAATGATGAGACTAAAAAGAGCAATGAAATTTGGTGCAATAGTTGGTGCTGAAAATGCTGTGATTGAAACAGGATTACTTGCAGTAGATCCAATGAAAAATCCAAATGATATTAAATATGCTTTACTTGCTGGTTTTGGTTTAGGAGCTCCCGCTGGTTGGATCGGAAGAGTCAATGCACCAAAAAATAAAGTTCCAGATGATATTGTAAAAGCATATCAAAAAACAGATGTTGCTGCTGAAAAAATGAAAAAAAATTTAGAGTTTGAAGAAACACAACAATTTGCTGCTGAAAATAATTTTGATTTAAATCCAGACTATATCAAGAATCAAAGAATGAAATTAACTGAAGAAGCTAATTCAATGAATCCTAAAGTAGTTGATGATCCAAGAAATGCACCACAAGAAGGAACATATTGGGAAGAAAAATTTAAAAAAACACATTTAAGATTTGATCTTTCTGGACAACTTAATAGATCACCAGATCCATTAACAAGAAGATTTAGAGAAGCATTTGTTCCAGATTCTGTTACAGGAAATCCTAGAGGAGATACTGCTATTGAGTGGAAACAAAGAACATCTTTTCAAACAATGTATCCTTATATGAATTATAGAGAAATAGCATTAAAGTCATTTAAGAAAAAAAATAAAGATCTTGCTTTTAAAAATACATTAGATTTAGAAGAAAAATTTGAAGCCTTACTTTCTGATGTAAGAGAATTTTCAGATAAATATGCTTTTTCAAAAGAAGTTACTCCAGAAATGAGAGAACTTGCAAGTAAATATGCTGGTCAATCTTTTGATGATACTTTAGATATTGCATCTCAAACTGGAAGAGATGGTTGGAAAGAAGTTGGTCAATTTAGAAAACCTAATTATGTTCCCCATGTTTATTCACCAACAAAATTAAATCAAGGATTAGATACTTATGGAAGAGAACAGGTAGAAGAAATTTTTAAAAATGGTTTAAGAGACATGAAAGGTGATCTTGGAGAAAAAACTTTTAATAAATTAATTAAAAATATGATTAATAAAATTACTTCTCCTAAATTTTTTGGTCAAGAATCTGATCTTGCAAAAATTTTACAAGGTACAAATGAACCAGCAATAAGAGAATTTTTAGAAGATTTAGATTTAACGACAGATCAAATAGAAGCTATCATGGCTAAAATACAAAAAGGTTCTGGTAATACATTAGATAGAAATGCAAACAGAAGATTGCCTTTTGATTTTAATGCAAGAATAGATGTTAAAAATTATAAAACAAATAAAATAGAATCTGTATCAGTAAAAGATTTTACTGAAAGAAATCTAACTAAGTTATTAAGAATGTATAATAGTCAAGTATTAGGAAATGCTGCTATGACTAGATTTGGTGGTTTTAAAAACCATAAAGAATACAAAAATTTTATAATGAAATTAGAAACAAGATCAAAAGATTTTCCTAAATATACTAAATTTTATAGAGATAAAGAAAATATAGAAACAATAGTAGCATCACTTACTGGCAGACAATCACCTTTAGAAGCAAATGGTGATCCAAATGGATTTATGAGAAGAATGGCTAGATTAGTTCAAGATTATAATTTTCTTAGATTATTTGGTCAAGTTGGTTTTGCTCAAGGTGCTGAGCTTTATACTGGTATATCAGAAATTAATTTAAAAACTTTTTTAAAAGCTAACCCTGCATTTAAAGATATATTAAATAAATTAAAAGCAGGTAAAATAAAATTTGATGATCCTTTACTGGAAGAACTTAGATCACAAGGTTTGCCTGTAGGATTAGACAAATTTATGCACACACCTACTGGAAGATTTGATAATGAATTAGAATTACCACTAGGTTCATCTGGTGGAATAATGGATAATGTAGAATTATTATTTGGCAAAGCAAAAAGATTTGTAGCAGATATATCATTTTTAAATCCTATGACAATGTATACTCAAATTATAATGGGTAGGGGTATGGCTTTAAAAATATCAGATATTGTAAATGATTATGTAAAAAAATTTAATACTACAAAAATATATGACAAACTATCTAAAGGCGATCAAGTTAGATTTAAAATGTTGGGTTGGAATGAAGTAGAATTTAATAGAATAGCAAAAGAAATTAAAAAAAATTCCGTTTATAAAGATGGTAAATATCAAGCAATAGGATTAGAACAATGGTCTCCAGAAGCTAGAGCAAATTACAATATTGGTATGCAAAGATTTATAGATAATGTTGTTCAAAGAAATGATGTTGGTTCATTAAATAGATGGTTTACTTCGGACTATACTAGAATGATTACTCAGTTTAGAACTTTTACATTAGGTTCATATACTAAACAATTAATGAGAAGATTATATGTATTATCTGAAACTAGAGGAAAAGACTTTCATACTTACGCTGCATTCACATCATCAATGATAGGTGCTGCACAATTCTACGCAGTTCAATCTTACATAAATTCTTTTGGTAGAAGTGATAGAAAAGAATACTTAGAAAAAAGATTATCAGTAGAAAATTTAGCTAAAATAGGATTTTTAAGATCATCTTGGTCATCATTATTACCAGGAGCTATTGATACTGCTCTTCATCCTTTTATGGAAAAAACACCATTTAGTTATGGTAGAAATACAGAATTAGTTTCTGAATTTTGGAATGGTATACCTTCAATTAATTTAATGAATACTGTTATGGATACTACTAGAACAGCTACTAAACTAGCATTTGATTCAGATTATCAACCATCTAAAAGAGATGTATCTAAATTTACATCTTTAATTGTATTGCAAAATGCTTTATTAATTAAAAATATTAACAATATGATTGTTGATGATTTAGGAGAATAGTGTATAGGAATTTAATATGACAATATCATCTACTACAGTAAAGAACTCATACTCTGGAAATGGTACACTTGATACCTTTAACTACACATTTAAAATCTTTGCTGACTCAGATTTAGAAGTAATCATTAGGGATGCAACAGCTACTGAAACAGTTAAAACTTTAACGACTCATTATACAGTAACAGGTGCAGGTTCTGCTTCTGGTGGAACTATAGTTTTCACCGCAGGTAATATACCAAGTGCAACTGAAACTGTAGTAATTAGAAGAGCTGTTCCGCAAACACAAGCGATTGATTATATCGCTAATGATCCATTCCCTGCGGAATCACACGAAGAGGGTTTGGATCGTGCAATGATGGCAGTACAACAACTGCAAGAAGAAGTTGATCGATCTATAAAACTATCAAGAACAAACACCATGACATCTACAGAGTTTACTGTAGGTGATACTGAAAGAGCTGGTAAGATTTTTGGTTTTGATGACA